TCAGCCGCCGCGCCCTTCACCCCCGAGAACTCAGGTTGGTACTCTCCAGCCAGCTGTTGCATGGTGGAGAGCTTCTCATAGCCCTTGTTGAGTTTGTCTACGACCGTGGGGTTAACCGGCTTGTTACCCGCCGTCTCAGCCCTCAGCTGGGCCCTCTCCATAGCGCCTTGCTGTACATTAGCCGCGATCAACCTGTTGGTAGCGTCGATCATCTTAGCCGTCTCAGCCCGGGAGGCGTCGGTGGCCGCCTTACCCGCCAACTGAGCCTCAAGCGCCTCTTTCTTGGCCGCTAGCTCCTTGGCGGTAGTCTCGCGCTTGAGAACCTGATCGGCGGCTTGCTTGCGCATAGCCTCCTTCTGAGAGTCCTCGCGGCTCAGGTCGGCCATAGCGCCGGTCTGGTACATCTTCGCATTCTCCTCGTTGCCGGGGATCGCCCGACCGGCCAGAGCATGCTTGAGTATCTGAGGGCCCGTAACTGACACCTCAGGGGTAAGCTCGTGGGGCGCGAATGTCTCGGGGCCGTACAGGCCCTCCTTGGTCTCAGCCGGCATAGTCTGAGCCGCTACCGCCTGAGGGATGCCTTGAGACCACTGGTTAGTGGCCTCGGAGATAGCTGACTTGGAGGCCTCCTCCGCAGCATCGGCCTTACCGCCCATAAGGGCCCCGCCCACGGTACCCGCCAGCTTAGCCAAGTGCTGAGACCAAGCGGGGGCGACGTAGTGTCCGCTAACCATTTCCCCTCCGCCCACGGGGGCCTCGCCTTGCTTACGCAGGGCATCGGCCATCTGACGCTGACGCTTAGCGGCGTTCAGGCCATAGGGGTCCGTGGGGTCCTTGAGAACTGTGGGGTCCATATCACCACCTTGTTTCGTCGTTAATGTCCCGCCGCCACTCCTCTAGGGCCTCCGACACTTCCTTGTACTTCTCCGGGGGCAGATTGCGGATACGGTTGAGGTTCTCGTGTAGGTAGGCGGTACAGTCCCAGCAGTCTCGGGATGTCTGTTCCTTCCCATAGTAGGGGGGTACTAGTTCTTTACAACGAGCGTTGACGAACTCCATCACCCGCTCCCGGGACCAGTCTTGAATGGGGAACCTATAGGTGACCCCATCCTCTACGTGGCCGTCGTTGATCGGGCCCTTGAGGGCATCCTCCCCCCGCTGGCCCCGGTAGACGGTGGTAGCCCCTAGCTGACGGGTAGCAACCTCCATAGGGTACCACAGGGACCGATTGCAACACTCATAGTAGGGTTGGTACTTGATAGGGTGGAGCCCGAAGATATGGCCGATAGTCGTGAACTTCACGGGGACCACATCGACAGGGCGACCGTACATTTCTAGGTGTCGATCCCGGTAGCACTCTTGGAAGACCAGGTGGGGGTGATAGGCGGCGACCTTCTTGAGGTAGTCCTCCCGCTCGGGGTAGGCCCCATCGGTGGAGGCGGTAAGCACGACTAGCCCCGGCGTGTTCTTGAGGAGTTCAAGACACGCTAGGGAGTCCACGCCGCCGGAGAATTGTAGAACTTCCATCAGAATGCTACCGCTGCCGCGCCTGCTAGGCCGACGATCCCTGAAGTGACGTTAGCCCGCCCCGCGTTGGCTGCGTTAGTGGCCCCCGTAGCGGCAGCATAGGAGTCCTTAGCGGCACCCGAGTAGTCGGTGCCCCCCGCGTGAGCGGCGCTGGCAAAGTTACCAAACTGGGGATTGCTGTACGAGTTCATAGCCATCAGGCGTTGAAGCTCGTTCAGGGGCTGATCCCGCAGGGTGATACGCTCGCCCAGTTGCTGCTCCCGAGTAGCCGCGTCCATACCGATGTCGGTAGCCTGCTCACCGAACTGCTGACCTCGGAGGGCCAAGGCAAACTTCTCGGCGTCACTCTTCTGACCGAAGTTGGACTGGTTCTGTTGGAGGGCACGGTTGAACTGGTTGCCGTACTCCTGCTGTCCAGCTAGAAGCGACTTGAGCTGCGCATCCGTATCCGCTTGACCTTGTCGCAGCATAGCCGCTTGCCAAGCAGGCGAATCTTCTGTAAGGCCCTGGCTGGCGAGCCTTTGAAGCTCGGAGTTAGTAGCCATCTCACGTTGTGGACGAAGGAGTCCATACGTCGCATCTTGTATCTCCTTGGAGTTGCCCTTGGGGTCGAGATTGAACAACCCCGCACCCTCTTGTAATCCGGTAGCATTGACGTCCTGGAGCTTGGAGTAGTCGAAGTCCCCATAGTCCCGGAGCCCCTCTGTGGTCAGGGGGTTCTTCAGAGCCTCCGTAACCTGCCCAGCCGAGTTCTCTCGCAGAGCGTTCTGCTCATCGAGTACCTTCTGCCCAGACGCCCCAAGGTTTTGGGTTTGGGTCCATGCCCCGCTGGTGGGGTCTTGAGACCACGTGGACGTGTTGCCGAAAGCGTCCACCTGATTAGGACGATTGGCCAATGTCTCGGCAGCAGCGGCCTCCTTGTTAGAGGCGGCTGTCTTCTCCGCCAGGGCGGTGTAGTCAGGCGCTGGCGGCGGCTTCGATTTCTTGCCCATGGCGTCTCCTGTTTAGGTAACGGCACTCCCCGCGTCGCATAGCCATCACGACTAGCGAACCGTCAGGGTGGGCACCCACTATATCCGTAACTGTCTTAAACCCAATATGACTATTGAACCGTAGAGCCTGACGATTACCTGAAGGCACCAGACCAATAACCACGTTAACCTTACACACGTCAAAAGGATAATGGAACACAGCATAGAGCATTTCCTGAGTGAGCCAATTGCCCTCCCCGGCTGAATGCATCATTATACTCGCGCCGTTGTAATTATCGTACCCCACCACCCCCAGGAGCTTACCTCCCAGCACGTTACCGATACACCGGAGGTTAGGCGTGGGGACAAGCCCGATCCGCTCCTGAAGCCAGTGGGCTAGCCCGAATTGATCGTGTGTTACTATCATAGTAACCCCTGACCGGGTAGCACCGAGTAGTCCGTGGATATCCACAAGACCTCGCCCTCTGTCTTCATAATCATGAGTAGAGAGGCGGCTACCCCCATACCCTCAGCCTGTATCCATTGCTTCTGGACGGTATCCCCGCCTCCCCATGTAGAGTCGTTCCAGATACCTGCGTTCCATAGGGAGGCGGCACCGATAGGTACCGGGCCCGGGGCGGTGAGGCTCCCACCCTTGAAGTCGTACCGGATGATGGACTTGAAAGCGGCGGGATCGCTGACCACAAACACCGGTCGGTACATACCGACCTGCTTCAGGGTAGCCGGGGCCCCCATATAGCTGTAGGCCTGTTGGACTAGGCTAGTTATGCCCTCCCCGCCCGTACCGTCTATCTCAACCTTGTCCCGATTACCCGTCCAAGCCTGGTACACCTTACCGTCGTGGCTACCGAATACAGGCGTGGAGCCGAAGTAGCCCCAGCAAGTCGCGTCCATGCCGGTGAACTCGGTCCAAGCCCCAGTGATTTGGTTAGCTGCTAGCTGTACACTACCCCCCGCCGTCACCGAGGGGACATTCAACAGCAGAAGATTGTCTTTCGGATAGTACTTGAGGTCCCATCCGAAGGCTTGAGAGTAGGTAGAGACCAGTTCCGACATAAGGAACTGTATCTTATCGGTGGTTATGCTACGATCCTTTACATTGACCTTGGTAGAGGTCAGGATCGTACTCATAGATATGACGCCCTGCTGGGTGAGAATGAACTGGTCACCCCCTGCCTTACAGAATGCCCGCCGACCTGAGACCGGGGCTCCTATGTAGTAGACTCCCGTGAGCTTCCAGTTCTGATCGTCCTCGGGGTTAATACCCTCGTACACTATAGCCTCGCCCCGGGAGGACACAGCTATGAGGTGATCGGTCGCCCCGGAGCCGTCATCAAGCGTCCAAGTAGTGAGGAATTGTAGAAAGCCACCGCGTGAGAACAAAGGACCAAAGTCATACTTCTTGAATATGCCGTAGATAGCGTTGGTGGGTAGGAACCAGCCATTGGCCGAGTTCTTCTCTACCACCCAGAGCCTATGTTGGTGTACGGTGGGGCAGACGGCGCTCTTGGGATTGATACCCGACCAGGTGAAGGGGTCTGTACCGTTGCCGGCCACTAGACGGTTGCCTACAACATTGTAGATGATACCGTCATCTAAGCCGTTCAGAGCGATAAGATGACTACCCGCCGAGTTCACCATATTGGTGTACTCCCAGACGGAGTTAGTCAGCCCGGTGATTACAGTAGGAATAGCTTGACCGGGAGTGGTGATATCGAACACCCTATCAGCCGACCAAGCGAACAACTTCTGTACCCCGGTCTTATCAGCCCAAGGGGCTATAGTCCCCACGCTAGAGGGCATACCATTCGCCCACTCCTGGTAGCCCTTGCGAACCGTACAGCCGTAGGGCTGTGGCCACCAGTTCTGCATGATCAGCGCGTCCCCCTCGGGCATAGCCACGATGGAGTCCTTAGCGTTGAGGCCCCCTACAGGGGACGCAACGCTGGCGGGCTTGTTAGCTGCGGGGAGGGCGGTATGCGAGAACATATCACCTATTGAACACGTTCCAGGAGCCGTCAGGTACTGACCAGGGTCCTAGGTACTGGCTGGTAGGGCGCGGACTCATGGAGAGAATCTTGGCGCCGGTATCCTTGCCGGTGAGGGAGTTGAACACCCGAATAAAGTCGCCCTGCGGACCCGCCGTAGGGAAGCCCTTGAGCTCGTAGAACTTGAGCTTCACGAACTTAACCATCAGCCACGGATTGAACCGAATGACGTCGGCGTCCTGAGACACCATATCCGTAAAGAGGACCCCCTGTTGTACCCACTTCTTGGTGACGTACTCCATCGCCATCGTTAGGTTGGGGGTACCCGGTACCGGCCAGAGCTTAAACTTGCCGTCAGCTACCCTGAACCGCTGACGCGGCAGGGCCGCTACGAGCGATCCTTTCAACCAAGCCCACTCCTGAGGCGACTTGGGCCCCAGGAGGGGCCACCGATCCGAGCGGTCCCATTGGGTCTGGTCGTGAAAGTAGGCCCAGTCGTCAGGTAGGGTGTAGTCCTCCTGACCCGGTACCGTATTCCATACCCACTCCTTGGAGAACTGGGCCCAAGGGTAGAACATGATCAGTTCATTCCCCGCCGAGTTCAACAGAGAGAGTAATTGAACCGATTGTATGTCCTCTATCCCCACAATCGTGGCGGGCCGGGGCAATCCAAGCTCGCCGGCCAGTTGCTTTAGAGTATCTACAGCGGTCCAATATTCAGACATGGCTTACCCCTTGCCAGGGGCCGTCACCTTTTGGGCGGCCTTGGCGGCTTCGTCGGCCTTGCGGGAGGCTTGCATCGCGTTGACCATTTCCCGCAGTTCACCAATCTCGTCGTCGCGCTTCTTGAGCTCCTCCTGCATCTTCAGCAGGGGGGCCTCGGCCTTGGACGCCTCCAGGTAGGCCGCAGCGCGTTGCTTGATAGCGTGGTGTCCCATGAACTTCTGGCTGATCGAGTCGGACATGCCGACCAGCTGCTCGACGGTATGGCAGCCGACGGCGTTGAACTCAGCGATCTGACCGACGCCGAGCCAAGGCAACTGGTTCAGCGGGGTGCCGCTCATCTCTTGAGAGCGACCAGCCTTGTACCGAGCCCATTGTTGGGGGAACCGCTCTTGGTACGTGGGCGAAGCATCCCCCACGAAGCTGTCCCGGGACCCGGGAGTGATGATCTTGATCAGGTCGATCTCATCGAAGATGGGGCGACCTGCCTCGATAGACTTGGCTTCGTTCTTGACCACGTCCTTGAAGAAGACAACAAACAGCTTCTTGTCGGCCTCGGCCTGCTGATTGTCTTCAAAGTTCATTACATAGTCGAGGGTGTCATTCATGTTAGATACCTATGGTGGGCACATATTCAACAATGAACCGGATGTTATCCAGTTCGACGTCATCAGAGCCCCCGGTGATCTTGGAGACCCGAATATCGTACACGTGGTTCAGCGTATCCTCTCCGCTATTACCCACGCTGAAGGCAGCTTGGACTCGGTTGCCGATACCCTGTCCACTGACCGTGATACCGCCAGGGATGTCGATACCGTCGCGGAACAGGGAGAAGACCATCTCATCGCCGGCAGGGGCGGCGACGTCAGCGTAGAAGGAAATGCGGTTCACCGTTGACGGAAGCCCTTGAGCCAGTCGAGTAATCGTCCCAGCTGCAAGCCCCACAGTATAACCAGCCGTCGAAGCCAAGGTGGCAGTGTACGGTATAACACGTGGGGTTACTCCTAGAGCCGCCATGGTGAGCGACTCAGACGATACAATGCCGTAACCGGGGGAGAACGTGTCGATCATATCCTTGAGCAGATTCCGAAC